AACGTGTATCCAAGCGTGCCTGAGTCACCAATACCGCCAGCCATTGTTGTCGTACCTGACAGCCCATACATGGAGGTCGTGTTAATTGGCAAGGCAAAAACACAGGTCAAACTTAATTTTGCAATTACAGCCATTGTCGCCAGCAACAGCAATGCAGGCTCATTAGACAATTTAGAACAGCTCATAATCGGAATTCTTGCTGCAATGCCAGCAGGATACGTCGTTGGCGTCATTGAAAAGCCGACAGTGTTGGAAGTAGGACAATCGCCAATGCTGGTCGCTGACATAAACGTTTCGACTTATTACACACAAACTACATAGGAGACAAAATGCCAACGACAATCATCACTGGTCGCGATTTAGTCGTGACCATTGCAACAGTTAACTACGACGCACAAGCGACCAGCGCAGTACTTGCGAACAGCCCAACCGTCGAGACATACCAAACGCTAGACGGCAAGGCTTACAAGCACATTGACGATCAGTGGACTTTCGACATTTCAATGCTTGCTGACTGGGGCGTAGCCTCATCACTTTGCGAGGCTTTGTGGACAGCATGCGAGACAGCACCGAACACAACATTGGCAGTGTCATTGACAGCTGCTACTGGTGCGGTTTTTGCATTTAACGTCATGCCAGTATTTCCAAGCGTCGGCGGTGCAGCACCAGATGCACAGACCGTTGACCTATCATTTGTCGTAGTGGGAACACCTACTGAGACATTTAGCTAAAAACTACTAATCGGGAGACAAAATGAAACTACCAATCACAATTGAATACATAAACGGCGATCAGATCACTTACACAGCTGCACCGCCAGAGTGGGTCAAATGGGAAAAGCACACAGGTCACACAATTGCGCAGGCACAGGAAAAGATCGGCATTTCCGATTTAGTATTTCTTGCCTATCACGCCATGAAACGTGAAGCAGCTGGAAAGCCTGTCAAGCCTCTTGACATTTGGACAGAAGGTATTGCTGAGGTAATCGTAGGTGAGGCAAACCCAAAAGCTACGCCGTCGGAAGCCTTAGCAGAATAGTTTGGGAGGTAGCTCTGGCCACAGGGCTACACCCAGATGTTTTTGAGACAGCCGAGGACATACTCACCGTTTTAGAGATTTTGGAAAGGCGCGCAAATGGCTAAAGACGCAATTGCTTATGACAAGGCTGAGCTGCGCGCAATTCTGAGATCGTTTAAGGCAATGGACGAGGAAGCGACCGACCAGGCAAAAGAAGTCTCATCTGAGCTTGCAGAATTTGTAAAACAAAAGGTAAGTGCCGCAGCTGGTCAGCGCAACAATCGCGTGTCAAAGATTATTGCTGACGGGGCAACCGTTAAGAAATCATCAAAAATTGGTGAGATCAGTTATGGTTTTGCGCGTCAGAAATTGAGCGGTGGAGGTACGACCCAGCAACTTTGGGGCGGTTACGAGTTTGGTTCAAACAAATACAAGCAGTTCCCAGTTTGGTCAGGTCGTGAAGGTAAGGGCACACGTGGCTGGTTTATCTATCCAACCTTGCGATCAGTCCAGCCCGACATTGTAAAAAAGTGGGAACAAGGTTTGTCCAAGATTATTAAGAAGTACACATAATGGCAGAAAAAAGTCGTACCTTAAAGCTCTCCATACTTGGAGACGTTAGCGACCTTAACAAATCACTTAAAACCGCAGGCGGTGATGTTGATTCATTTGGTGACAAGATCGGCAAAGCTGGTGCAAAAATTGGCAAAGCGTTTGCCGCAGCTGCTGCCGCTGCTGGCGCTGCTGCAATTGCAATTGGTATCGAAGGTGTCAAGGCTGCAATAGCCGACGAAAAGGCGCAAACACAATTAGCACTGGCGTTGGAAAATGCAACAGGTGCAACGCAGGCACAAATAAAAGCAACCGAGCAATCAATTTTGCAAATGTCTTTGGCAACAGGTGTGGCAGATGACGACTTGCGCCCAGCATTAGGACGACTGGTTAGATCGACGGGCGACACTGAGAAAGCGCAACAATTACTGGCACAAGCCTTAGACATAAGCGCGGCAACAGGCAAGCCGTTGGAAACCGTGGCAGCTGCGTTGAGCAAAGGTTTTGACGGCAACACAGCAGCACTGGGCAAACTAGGCATAGGCTTATCTGCTGCTGAGTTAAAGACAATGAGTTTTGAGCAGGTACAAAGCAAGCTGAGCGATTTATTTGGCGGTGCGGCAGCTGCAAACGCAGAGACTTACGCAGGACAAATTGCACGTGTGCAGGTGGCATTTGACGAGGCAAAGGAAACCATTGGTACAGCCTTGTTACCTATTCTTGGCAAATTACTTGATTTTATTAACAAAGCTGCATTGCCAGCAATCAACGCATTTAGCGGCGCGTTCAGCCTGACAAAAGGCGACGGGTTTGGCAAAGTAATCAGCGACGTGGCAACAGTTATTAGAGATGTTGCAACGCCTATCTTTGAGGCAATGCGTACACAATTTGGCAAGGTCAAAGATGTTATCGTGGACAACAAAGAAAACCTGCAAGCATTTTTTGAGGTTGTAAAATTTGTCGCACCGATCATTGGCAAAGTATTAGGAGCCGCCGTTAGCGTTATTGGCGACATTGCTACAGTTGTTTTGACAATTATTGGCAAGGTATTGGGTGCAATCAAACCATTGTTAAACACTGCCATTGACGGCATCAACCTAATTATCAAAGGCTACAACGCAATACAATTTGGCAAAGATGTCCCTGCAATTCCAAAAATAGGTGCTACGTCAGGAACATCAGGGTCGGCGGGTTTTAGCGGCGCAATGCCTGGTGGACAAACTTTTAGCACATCAAGCGGTTTGACAGCTGCCTCAAGCGGCGGCGTGGCAACTGCTGCAAAGGTTGCTGCTACAACTAGCGCGGCTGCGTCAAAAGTAGCTGCATCAAATGCTGGTGCAACACGATCAACGGGAACCGCATCAGCTGGCACAACAATAAATCTGAGCGTCAACGGCGCAATCGACAAAGAGGGCACAGCACGTACAATCGTAGAGACTCTTAACAATTCGTTCTATCGCGGCACAGGCGGCGCGTCAGCCTTTGTGACAGCCTGATGACACAGTGGTCGCCAGTTTGGCTGGTAGAGATCGACGGCGTTGCTTACACAGACGCGGTCTTGGCAAACCTGACAATCAGCTCAGGTCGCACAAACATTTACGAGCAGGCACAGGCAGGCTATGTCAATTTGCAACTGTTAGATGTCAACCAAGCCACAATACCCGTGAGCATTAACAGCAGCATTTCAGTGCAAGTTCAGGACACATCAGCTACATACGTGCCGATCTTTGGTGGAACAGTCGTTGATATTGGTCTGGAGGTGCGCGACGTGGGTAGCACAATGTTTACCCAGACTTACAGCATCACAGCACTTGGCGCGTTATCTCGTTTGCCAAAGGCTTTGACAAATGGTGTTTTATCGCGTGACTTTGACGGCGATCAAATCTGGGAAATTTTGTCAGACTTATTGCTTAACACTTGGGCAGAAGTACCAGCAGCTGAAACATGGGCAGATTATGACCCAACAACAACATGGGCAACAGCAGAAAACGTTGGGCTGGGTGAGATCGACCGCCCTGGTGATTATGACCTTGCAGCGCGAGGCAATAACCGCACAGACGTTTATTCTTTGGTGTCTGCATTGGCAACGTCAGGGCTTGGCTACATTTACGAGGACGCATTTGGACGCATCAGTTATGCCAGCAGTACACACCGCAGTTTGTACCTGTCAAACAATGGCTATGTGCAATTAACAGCCAACCAAGCACGCGCAGCTGGTTTGCGCGTTGAAACCAGAGCAGGCGACGTACGCAACAATGTCACAATTCAATACGGTAATCAAAGCCAACATGAAAAAAGCGCAAGCGACGCTGACTCAATTTTGCAGTACGGCACGCTTTCCCAGATTATTACGACAACCTTGCATGACGCAGCTGATGCAACCCAGCAGGCAAATTTCTACCTTGACTTGCGCAAAACACCGCAGGCAATCTTTAGTGAGATCACGTTTGACTTGACAAACCCAGAACTAGACGACAGCGACCGTGACAACCTCATTGGCGTGTTTATGGGTGAGGCATTGGCAATCAATGACCTGCCAGCAAACATGGGTGGTATCTTTCAGGGCTTTGTTGAGGGCTGGTCATTTCAGGCGTCGTACAACCAACTCTCGATCACTCTTAACATTTCACCAGTGGCTTACTCATTGCAGGCTTTGCAATGGGACGAAATCTCAGCTGCATTTACTTGGTCGGGCGTGTCGCCAACACTCGACTGGGCGCGTGCAACAATAGTGGTCTGATAAGGAGACAACATGGCAAACCCAACAACAAACTTTGGCTGGCAAATGCCAACCTCAACCGATTTAGTCACAGACTTACCAGCAGACTTTGAGGTCTTTGGGCAAGCTGTTGACACGGCATTGGTTGATCTTAAAGGTGGCACAACAGGTCAGGTCTTGTCTAAGGCGTCAAACACGAACATGGATTTCACATGGGTGACAACTGACGACGCAAACGCAATTCAGAATTCAATCGTTGACGCAAAAGGCGACATTGTTGCAGCTAGTGCAAACGACACACCAGCGCGCCTAGCAGTAGGCAACAACGGCGAGACACTTGTAGCAGATAGTTCCACTTCAACAGGCTTGCGCTATACAGAAAACTACGCTGCTGGTAAAAACGCAATTATTAACGGAGCATTTAATGTATGGCAACGAGGAACATCTTTTACCATTACAACATCAGGTTTAACTTACACGGCCGATAGGTGGTATTCACACATTATTGGCGCAACTGTAGGTTGCACAGTTTCACAGCAAACATTTACGCCCGGAACAGCACCAGTTTCAGGCTATGAAAGCCAATTTTTTATTCGTCAAAATGTCACTACTTTAACTAGTCAAAGCATCCAAGCATTAGCACAAAGAATAGAAGATGTTCGTACTTTTGCTAACCAAACAGTCACAGTTTCATTTTGGGCAAAAGCAGATGCGAGCCGCAATTACACGAGCCGTTTTGTGCAAAACTTTGGTTCTGGTGGGTCTAGCGAAGTAGCAACCTCAACAGGTGCAACACACGCATTAACAACATCTTGGCAACGCTTTACAGTTAGCGTTACAGTGCCTAGTGTTTCAGGTAAAACAATCGGTACTAGCTCTTATCTTGCTATTTTGCTTGATGGGCCATCAAACACAGCAAACACTTTAGATGTATGGGGCTTTCAAGTTGAGGACGGTTCAGTTGCTACCGCTTTTCAAACTGCAACGGGAACACTTCAAGGAGAGTTAGCCGCTTGTCAGAGGTACTACTTAGATACACGCAACGGAACAGATCAACCGTTTTCAGGATACTCAAACTCTACCGATTATCTTTTAGCCAATGTCCGTTATCCAGTTACAATGCGGACAACGCCATCTGTCACAATAGGACAATCAAGCGGCGCAAATTATGTACGCCGTATCTCAACAAATGCTCAAGTAGCAATTACAGTCACTTCATATCCTGGCACTAACCCAGGTGGTTTTTCTGCCGTTTATGCTGTTGCTGCGCCTTTTGTTGCAGCAGTTGGATACGACTTTTACATCCTAGCGAGTGCGGAGTTATAAAATGGAATACACATACACAGAAGTAGTAAATGAAGCAGGCGAACTTATTGC